TCAGTACGGATGTTCTATTACATGCGCACTCGAGTCAACCTTAGAACTAATAGCTAAATGGTCTGGCGGCATTCTAGTGAGCGTCAGTATGTCGTCAGAGGTTATTACTTCACCTAGTTCTTTCTTTAATATTTCATTTGATCGCAGATATCTGTTCATCATGTCTTGTCTAGAAAGTTTTCTTATGTCTTCTAATGATAAGAGTCTACTGGCTTTGACACAGAGTTCATGCTTAGAACGGACTGTTGAAGTTCCGATGAGTTTTCTCAATAGAGGGACAGGTAATGTGCTCGCTAAGTTCTGTTTATCATGTCTTTTGAACTGGGAAGATTTGCGAATAACTTCCACATTGTTTGATGATACAAGCATTATGCCGACTTCTCGACCAATGCTGTTTCTTACTTGTTTAAGATTGGACTCTTCGCACACCACATAACAAAAGTCGAAATAAGACTTATAGCTTGGTGTTTGATAAGCAAGCCTGTCTGTTTTATCCTCGGAACCTTTTATTTCATACGCAGTGAATGCTTCAGAAGTCATAGAAACAACATCAGCCCTCCTGCTGCCAAACTGGAAGGGAACTTCACATCCAAGTACCTGTTCAGCATCACAACTAAGCAAGTGTTTGACTAGTATGGTTTTAATTTGCATTTCTTTCATAATATTTTCAGATTTTAGGCTAGCCACTTACACTCAATCATAGCACGATACTGTATTTATATACAGTTGATTTGAGTTTGAGTAGGCATTTTACACTGATATTAATAGACTGTGTTGGAAACCTTTAAAGGATTTCAAACCATCCCGCGTTCTTTCGCCCATGCCATAAATTCAGCATATGGGCGACGGCCTTTCATGCCGGGAATGGGTTTGGGGAACCCCAGCTTGGTTGTCCAGCGCCAAAGCGTGACTTGGCTGATGTTGAGAAGCTCTTTGATCTCTTGATCTGAAATGTAGAGTGGGGCACCTTGGTAAACTTTCCATGCAGGTGGTGTTTCGGGAACTTCCTGTTGTACTACTGGGTTTGATGCTGTTTTGGCCTGCAACGCTTCTTTTAAGAAAGCTGGTGCAGTGTATGAAAAATTAAAGTCGGTATTGTTCATTGCACATCTCCATTATTGGGTGATGGCTCGGAATCAGCGTTACGCTTGTTTGAGTGGTCAGCTCTGTATATACTTGATTCCGAGGCGTAAAGTCTCATTGCACAAAGAATGCCCTTATTGGTTTGGTCACCGATAGGGGCTTTCTCTTATTAGGTCTATTAAATTTTCTATCTTTCGTTTGATTCCTCTCAGCTATATGCAATAGAAACCAGATAAGTATCACATGTAATGTGGGCTTTTTTGTACAAAGTTATGGTTGTGTTATCTTATTGATTATTCTTAAGTAAAAAGGAACTTTCATGAGTAATAATCGCGAACTGAATGCCCACAGGTTTTTAATCCACTTGAGCCAAGCATACACTGCGTATCGCATTGAGTGCCTCGGGGATGCTTTGGCAAAAGAACATAATTATCCAAGTTCTGATGGAATTAATGCTGTGTGGATATACTTATCAAAAAAATATGGATGGACTATTCCACACTGTCGTTCTCTTTGTCTGGAAGATCTTGAACTTGCTCTTGAACTCGAACTAAAAGGTTTCTCAATGCCTGCTGATGCTCGTTTTCAATGGAGGCTTCCAACAGCTCAGGAACTTGTAGCTTCGAAAGCATAGTTTTGGCCGACATCTCTACTAATTGCCAATAGGATTTAATTTTTTCCGTATTAGCCTCTGGATACTCAGAGGCTCGTTCATTGCTTACTATTAAATTTATCATCTCTAAAATCCTCATTGCACAAAGATCTCAGTGGGCTGAGTTTAGGTGGTTTAACTTACTGCTCAGTTGGTCAGAAAGAGCGTTCACTTGTTTGAGTAGAGCGATATCAATTTCATTCATTGATACCTCAACGTCTTGGCAACGGTCGCAAAGTTGTAGTAACTGGTTCAAATCATCGTAGAAAGGGTCTTCTTTCGGGATGTTTGCCAGGTGCGATTCTAGATGTGGTTTATGTAGCTTGATTGCACTGATATTCGATAGTGCTATCTCTACATCGATGAGTTTTAGGTGCTCCATTAGTTTCCATCCATTCAATTAAGTAAATTCACCCATCAATGTTAGAAAACTAACTTTATTAATGCAAGTGATTTGTAAGAAAACTTACTATGGATGTATGGAAACAAAAAAACCGCCCAGCAGGCGGCTTGAATGATTCGATGGGATCTAAAGGAGAACGGAATACCAGAAAACTCGGCCTACGATACTAATTTTTTGTTCCTGAATCTGTTCAGCACTGTACTCTCTAGGGGGATATTCAACTTCATTAAAGCTGTAAATCCTGATTCCTCCACCGGGAAGTCTGTAGAGCTTCTTAATAAAAAGCTCTCCGTTATGATTGATTGCAAAAATTTTCCCATCTACAAGAGTTTTATTGCCACAATCGATCCCAACCGTAGAGCCGTCTGGTAGAACAGGATCCATACTATTACCGTGGACAGAAACGCACTTTGCATTTTCTGTGTCTACGTTATACCTGCGCAGAGTCGATTTAGCGAAACGTAGTCGATAACCTTTGTCATCCTCGACATCACAGATGAATCCGTTTCCAGCAGACAAGCGAACGTCAACTAAGAAGGGGATAGCGACCTCATCGTCTCCTAGAGGTGTGTTACTGTCCCAAACTTGCATATTTCCAAGCAATTCAGCATTGCCAGTTTCGTTTTGATCCTGTTGGCCTTTTCCTGTTTGGAGCCATTGGGGATCAACTCTAAGCTTTTTGCAAAGGGCAATCAGGTTTGAACCTTTAGGTGTAGTCTCACCTCTCTCCCAAAACACCATTGATGTTGGAGATACCCCAATGCTCTTAGCAACTTCTTGCTGAGTTAGTTTCAGTTCTTTACGAACTCGGCGAATTCTTTCGCCAATAGTTTCTTTAGTCATGTTAGTTATCTTACATTCACTTGACCTAAGTTTTCTTATGTGTCTAAATATTAGAAAACTAATATGGAGTGTTTATGGAACCTCAATTACCACCAATAAAAACTGTCGATGTGATCACCTTCTTTGGAACGAAGCAGAAAGTAGCTAATGCCGTTGGTACAACTCACTCTGCTGTCAGCCAATGGGGTGAGTTTGTTCCTGAAAGCAGAGTGTTTGAATTTCATTACCTAATGAGAACGCCTGAATGGCGTCATAGTTGCGATGAATAAAACTTAGGTGTTTTTCAAAAAAGAAATTGATTCTCACGATTCTGTATAAATAACCAGTAAGGAGTAACTATGAATTTGGGTTTAAAAGCGACCATTCGTAATGCTGTTGACGAGTGGTGTTGTCAGGTGGATGCGAAGCGGGATATCGCTCAAGAGGTTGCACATCATTATCACAAGATGGGCCTGCAGTTTGATGAGGATGCTCCGGGCGGTGATCTCCTTAAGCCTGCCATTCCTGCCAATGCGCAAAACAATACGCAAAATTTTTTCCGTTGGAACCAACGTTCAAGCATGGAAAGCAAAGCCAATTTTATGGATACGCTTCCGGCCATTATTAGTGCGATGCCTAAAGAGCTGGCCAGCAAAATGTTGAACCGGTTCCTTAATCCACTTGGTTTTACGGTTTCAGCCGTTGAGCGCAGGGTAGAGCGGTTTGATCGTGATGAACTGCTGGCGTATTTCGGTAAAGAGCATTTTGAAGCAACAAGGGCTGTATTGCTTTTGCGTAGTGCTCCGACCGATGAGCAAATTTATGAAGCCATTAAGGAGGTACGTGAAAGTGAAGTAGCTCATGCTCCGATCATTCATTACCTAGAAAACCAACTGTCTCGCTAGGAACTGACCATTCCACCGATTGCGAGTTTGTTATGGAGAACTTTGTGCAATGAGTCTTTATATGATTTTTTCATGTGGGCTGCGGTTTTATGTTGCCGTTACGCCTCAAGGTAAGCGCTTCGTTCCTCGTGAAGAGGCCGAAGCAATTTGGCACCAAATGCATGTGCGTAAGGTGGCCGTATGATTGAGTTTCTAGATCGTCCTATAGCCTTTCATCGAATTTTTGTTGAACTTGGGCTTGGTATTACTGGTGCTTTGTTTCTAAGCCAATCGCTCTACTGGAGTCGTCGAACCAATGAATCTGGTTGGTTTTACAAAACTCAAGAAGAGTGGGAGGAAGAAACTGGATTAAGCCGCAGAGAGCAGGATTCTGCTCGAAAGAGGCTGAAGTCTCTCGGCATTATTGAAGAGAAAAAACAAAGTGTTCCTTGCCGTGTTTTCTACAAAGTGAACGGTGAAAAATTACTGGTTCTTTTGAGCAAAAGGTCGGATCAAAAAAGTGAGAACCCAGTTTGTTCAAAGCAGACAATCCAGTTTGGCGGAAAGCGCCAAACTAGTTTGAACGAATCCGCCAACCTAGTTTGTACAAATCCGCCAAGCAGTGATGGCGGAATCAGCCAAACTAAAACAGAGAATACACATAGACTACCAGAGACTACTACAAAAACACTGAGTGTGATTGAGCAGTGTTTTGAGCATTTCTGGAAAATCTTTCCTACCAAAAAAGCCAAGAAGCAAGCATTCGATAAATTCAAAGCGATTGTGAAGCGACGAAGTGAATCACCCGAAGAATTCACCACCATGCTCTGCGCGGATGTACATGCACGTTTGCAGAATGGTCAGTTCGGATTCGACAAACTTCACGCAACCACTTACTTGAACCAAGAGCGATGGAATGATGACCATGAGATCAATCGACCAGTCACTGCTAAATCAAGCGGTAAAACCAATCGTTACGAAGAATTCAACGAACAGCTTCTCAGAAAGTACGGGCACACTGCCACACCAGTTGGGGACTCAGGTAATTCAACTGACCCTAGCGGATTGGGTTCAGGCGAAGTTCACGGAGGCTTACGGGGCGAAGTGGCCTCACAAGGCGTTACCATCGACTTGGGCTCAGGGGATTTCTACGATGTCAGCGGTGGAGGTGAGGAAGGCCGTTAGCTCTGCGCTGTTGAATGGTGATGAGTGGCCCCCAAGCCTTCCTGAGTTTGTTGGCCTTGGGCAAAACATTGATATCGATTTTGATGAGGCGTTTAAGCGCATGATCAGGGGACGACCACAAGGTGACATCGAGTATTGGGCAACTCAAGAAGTGGGTTTTGAATGCCGCCGATACCTGACGAATGAGAAAGCCAGAGCCAAGTACAGAAAGGCTTTGAAGAAATATTCTGATAAGGCGAAAGCAGGCTCATTGCCGATTAGAAATTTAATGCAACTTGCTGATAAATCGAATTTGGTACCAGTTGAAAAGCTCGACCGACCCGATCCAAGTCAGTTCAACCAACATTCTGTTTTTGCGCGGATAGCGGCGCTAGGGAAGAGAGCTTAATGGCCATTTTAGTTCACTCAACCACATCGGTTGAAGATAAAAACCGTTGGGGAACCACTTGGGATTGTTTTGACGATGGACAAGCTTTGTATGGTCGCCCCTTTAAGCTTGATGTTTGTGCAGAGCCAGCCACAGCAAAGGTGAACCGATTTTATACCTCAATAGAATGGCTTGAACTGCGAGCGGGTAGTTTTGAACAGCGCGGTATTGGTTTTTGCGGTGAGGATTTTAACCCCCAAGCAAAGATTGTCGGCTTTGATGCTTTGAATCTGCATTGGGAAAATGATTTTTGGTGTAACCCTCCCTTTGATTTGAAGCAGTTGTTTATCAAGAAAGCGTTCGCTGAAGCTCGTGCCGGAAATAGCGGCATGATGTTGTTGCCTTACGAACCCGCAACAGGATGGTGGCGTGAGTTGGTTGACGGCAAAGCGACAGCCATTTATGAACCGGATGGCCGTTACAACTTTTACGACATTGACGGTGTAACCAAAAAGACAGGGGTGAACTTTCCCTCTGCGTTCGTGCTCTGGACTCCTCACTTTATGCATTACACGCCAAAAATTCCGTTTAATCGCGGTGTAGCTGATGAGTTGGGCATTAATTTCCGCATGCGATTAGGGGAGGCAGCATAGTATGAGACCAGAAACGCTATTGGCGAAGTTTGACCTAAGAGGGCTGAACTATGAGCAAATGCATAACGGTGGCGGCAAAGGGATGTTTAGCCTAGAAGAACAGCTTGCGATTGTAGGAGTAAGTTGGAAGGAATCGCCTGTTGGTTTCCTCGTATTGTTTGTCGAGGTGTTGGCCAACAAGGCATCTTTGAAGTTACTTCAGCAAGCGGTCAAGGTAGAGCTTGCCGAATTAACCAACGGGCAACGTGGGCAGAAAAGCGATAAAGCTTTTGAAGCGATGGTGGCTGCAGCGATCATTGAGGCGACTCAGCCATTAGGGCAGATCTGCACTTCATGCGGCGGAACAGGGAAGTATAAGAACGCCAGTTATAACTTGCGTAAGTGCCAGCACTGCAATGATGGAAGAGTGGAGTGGAGCGTAGAAACACGGTTCGCTACCATGTGCAGCGCTGGTTTTGCCTGTACGTACACTTACTTCAAAAAGCACTATCACCCGTTGCTAGAGCAACTCACCAAGTGGCTAGCGAACAAGCGTAACGCTGCAATGTTGGTGTTGATGGAGAGGATTGAGAGGGAATTGGTGGTGTGATTTAATGGCAGTATACTTAGGTTTACTGCCATTTATCGTTATTACTAATTACTTTATGGAACAATGATATGATTTTTGCAATCTGATATTAAGTCGACAGGGCATTTTTTGGCCAATCTAAGAAAAAAATTTGTTGTTGCAATATCTTTTGTTAATACTTTTTTGAACAGCCGTTTCATAAGTGGAAAGATGTAATCTTTTCCTGATATATGAGTTAAAAAAATACAATCTGAAGTTGTGATATTTTCCCTTGTTGATAATAGTTCTTTCGCATATTCTTCATTGCTGATTTTTTTTAATATTTCATTTCGACACTCTAATATCTTGTTTTCTATAAGACTTGTATCGACATTTTCTGAGTCATTTTTAGTTAGATTTGAGACTTTGTGATTTATTGTTTGAATACTGTATATCTTATGCTTTTGCAAAATTGAATAATGAATAAATAATTCAATCAAAGGTGTTTTGTTGTTATTTACCCAATCTTTGAATTTTAATTTCCCTTTAATATCTTCATATAATTCATCTTCCACCTCATCATCTAAGTAGTCAATAATTGAATCTTCGTCTAAAATTATATTTTCAATTGAATATCTTGGTAGTCGAAAAACTTCTTTTGGAAGAGGCTTCTCTTCACCTTTAAGTAAAAACAAGTCACCATCAACAATAAATAAGCTTGGACGGGTTAGTTTGCCTTTTTTTTCATTACATTTTCTTATCACTAATGATCTTGGGCCAATAGAATGAACGTCTGATATTTTGTATTGGCCTTTAAATAGTCTGGATAATAGCTGTATGTATATTTTTTGATAACCTTTCTTAGTGTCTTCAATATATATATCGATATCATTAAAATCAATAGTTAAAACTGACCTTGAAAACTTTGCTTTCTCATTTCTAGTTGGTATTAGTAGTGAATCATCCATGATACTACCCTCGGTTTTTAATTGGTCGACAAAAATCCACATTGTCTCCAATAATATCAGGAGAATGCGTTGCAAGAACTAGTTGCGCATCCTTTTTAATATTTTGTAAAACTTCGATAAATATCTCTTGCCATTTTACATGTAAAGATATTTCAGGCTCATCAATAATAACAACAAGACCACGATTGTTATTTTTACAAAAAATCATGTTTGAGATTATTGATATTAGCTGCATTTCACCCGAAGATAATCGTTCAAGATCTACTTTGTGCTTTTTATTTACGACAACAAATACTCGTCCGAGATTTGTTATTACGATTTTTTTCCTGTATAACTAAAAAACTCGTTAACAGTATCCATAAATGATGTTAGCTTTTCTCTTTTAATATCCATTGTTTTTTTGTTATCATCGATTATAGATATTATGTTTGATACCCTTTCTATTTGAGATAGATTCAAAAGAAGTTCGAATGTTATTTCTTTTTCTTTGTTTTTATCAAAAGCAAATTTTAGTCTGTCCAGTTTATCAAAGAAAATTCCTATTTGAGCATTAGTATTAGCGTCATTTATGTTTAGTTTTTCTAGTTCCTCTATGATGGAGTTTTTCCTGTCATAAACATTTTGTAATTTCGCTGATAAGTCATCTTGAGATAAAAAATTTCCATCTAAATAATCAAATGAGGAAGTGATTATTTTATTCCTTAGTACAGATGATTGAGCATCTTCGTATTTCTTAATTGACTCACTTTCATTCATTATCAATTTCTTACATTGAGAGATACTATTGAACATGTGATCGTTGTGAACTGGCTTGTCTTTAATATTTTGCTCCCTTAACCATGGGTTATTTTTTTCAATGTCAAATAGTGAAGTTTCTTCTTCATTTTCAACTATACGATTGAGGCCTAATAGAATGGGAGGTCTAATTCTAGAAAATACTATAAAGTTTGAGGATGGATTTTGGAGTAGAGAGTTTTGATAATATAGAATAAATTCATCTTTAAGGGTTTTTGTCCTAGCGAATAACGAGTTCTGCTTATCTTCATAAGGTATACTTATTACTTCATTGTTAATACTGAAGTTAAAGGTTTTTTGTTTCTTTTCTATTTCAATATTATAAATTTCTTGCTCATGTTCAAAAGCTAAAGTAAATAATTCAAACTCTATTTCATTTATGTAATTTATATTTAATCGAAGTGCGGCATCAATTAATCGTAGTATTTGAGTTTTTCCACTGCCATTTACGCCAGTTATGATACTTAAGTCATTATCAAATGATAACTCTGTTGAGATATATTTATGTAATTTTCTTATTGATACATTTAGTAGTTTCACACTATTTCCTTAGAAAATTGATTTTTCATAGTATTGTATTCTATTAAATATTTTTGTGTAGAGGGAGCTTCATAATGTGTGAAACAAATAGTCATACATTGATTTGAGAGTTGACTTTCCCCCCTAAATGGAGCAGGATTACCACGATGCTAAGCCTCACCTAATCGGTGGGGCTTTCTTTTTTCTACCAACGGCAAAAGCACCTAATTAGGTGCTTTTTTTATGGGCGCAATATGCAAGAAAAAATCAGTTCTTTCTGTTCGTACCTAACGGCGGGAGTGTTTGCAGGCTTTGGTGCGCTAACACTACAGGATTGGGTGAGTCTGCTCGGCTTGTTGTTCGTGGCGTTGACTTACTTTACCAATCGGTACTACAAGAAAAAGTCTTACGAGGTTTTGAAAAACCATCCGGAGCTTGCAAATCTCTATGAAAAAATTAGCGATTAAAACGGTCTGTTCTGTCGCTGCTATCCTTTCTGTTGTTTTTAATCTCCAACCTGAACTTCAAACTAGCCAACGTGGTTTAGAACATATCGCTAACCTTGAAGGTTGTCGACGCCAAGCTTATCAATGCAGTGCCGATGTTTGGACAAATGGCATCGGGCATACTTCTGATGTTAAAGCGGGTGACGTTGTTAGTGATCAGCAAATTGCTGAAAACTTTATCTCTGATATTCATCAGGCAGAACGCTCTGTAAACCGAGCACTCACGCGTGATGTTACTCAAGCGCAATTCGATGTGCTGGTTAGCTTTGTCTTCAACCTTGGTGAAGGCAGTTTCCGACGTTCTACGATGCTTAAACTATTTAATCAGGGCGATTGGCAAAATGCCTGCCGTGAATTTTCGCGTTGGGTATATGTTAATGGCAAAAACTGCAGAGACCCTGATAGCGAGTGTTCAGGTATTGTTACGCGCCGAGAAGTGGAGCAAAACGCCTGCTTGTATGGGTGGTGATATGGTCAGATTAAAACTCATTGGAGCGGTCATTGCTTTACTTTCCTTGATAGGTTCAATAGCGGTAAACCTGTGGTTGTTCGAATTAGTTCAGCAACAGCGTCAATCACTTGGAGAGTTAAACAACCAGTTAGGTGCAGCGTTGCAGGCGAACCAAACCTTAGCCGATTCATTGAAGGCTGCAGAGAAAGAAAAGCGCGATGCGCAGTTAGCTGCCGATGAAATGAAACGGCTAATGGAGCAAAGACGCAATCAGGCAACTCAGTCTGTTGTTCTTATCGAGAAGGCACTAGAACATGAAACCTGTGTTGATATGCCTATCCCTGATTCTGGTCAGTGGATGTACTACAAGCCCAGTCGTGACTGAATATCGAGAACGGTTGGTTATTCCTCCTGCTGTTTATCTTACGACATGCGAACAACCCTTTTCGCAACCACCAAAAACTTATGGGGAAGCGGTAAAACGCGACCCAGTTTGGTTTGCTGCATGGCGTTCCTGTGCAGATCAAATTGAACAATTGCGTCGTTTCTATCAGTTCGACGCTGTTCAACCCAATACGGGTGAGAAAACACTTCCTTAGGGCGGTCGTCCGTCATTGATTTTTGTCACCCGTTTTCTTTATGCGTGGGCATCTCGCTGTTTTTATTCGCTAGCTAAGACCATGGGGCAATTTGACTCATTGCTTACTCCTTACGTGTGAGCGCGGATAAAAAATCGAAAAGGTGCAAGTCAGGGTATGACTACCCACATTCAAGGCAACGTCAGCCGGAGGCGAAAAAGCGGCGTGACACTGGAGAGACAGAATTAATAGGTGAGAAGTAGTGATGTCGACAAAAAGATTACGTATCACCGATAGCAAGATTAAAGAGCACTTAATAAGTGATACTGTCACGAGGCTTAGAGATGAACGATATGCGCTTGAGCTGCGTTTTCATAAGTCTCGTGAGAGTGCTACATGGTGGTTAATTGATAAGCGTAAAAGTAACGGTAAGTTTGGAAAGCCAAAATGGGAACGTCTAGGTATTTGGCCACGTTTGTCCGCTAAGGCACTGTTTGAGCTTCTTCCGCAAAAAATTGCGCGCATGGCCACCGATACGGATCAGATTATTACGGATTGGACGTGTTTCGGTGATTGCTTACGTTGGTACGTTGAGCATATGGAATCCAATAAGGATATTTCACCTGAGCGTAAAAGCGCGGTGAGATCGGTAGTGTATAACCATTTAATCCCGGTGCTGAATGATTTGCCGTTAACTCATGTTCGCAAGCACCACATTAAAGATGCTTTGATTTGGCCTTTACGCCAACGTTATGAGTTAAGAACGGTGAAAGGCTATTTCGCCATGTTAAAGGCGGCTTTCAATCAGGCCTATCGAGAAGAGCATATTCCTACCAACCCTATTGCTGGCATGGTTTTTAGTGATTTCATTAAGAAGAAGATCACACCAAATGAAGGAAAGATTCAGTCTGATGATGTGCGTGATTTGTTAGAGCGACTGAAGGATAAAACCCCACAGAAGCAGATGTTCATTCTGATGATGTTGGCTCATGGCACTCGTATTCGTGAAACACGTTTGGCGAGATGGAGCCACATTGATTGGGAAGAGAGTATTTGGCGCATTCCGGCTTGTAATGCTAAGAACGGTGAAGCGTTAGTTTTGCCCATGACTTGGCAAGTTAAAAACCTGCTGATGCGTTATAGAACGAATCAATCAGAAAAGCAGAAATTCATTTTCCCTAACTCAAAAGGTGATGCACCGATTTGCAAAGATACGGCAAACGATATCTATGCAGAGTTCAGTTCTGGGGCGTTTACGAGTCACCATTGCCGTAAGTTAGTTGGTACTCGATTAACCGATCTTGGTGTCGATAAGTTCGTGCGTGAACGTATACTCAACCACAAGATGTCAGATTTAGACCAAGCCTACATCCACACAACGACAGAATCCTTAAAACTCAAGGCTTTGCAGACCTACCACAACTGGTTAGATCTGCAGGGCTTTATTTTTTTCCATGGGAAGACAGAGGGAAGATCCGAAAAGATGATCTTTTAAGTTCAGTCTAGATCCTTCAATGGTTCAGAGGCTACTCACCGATTTAACTCTTAAGAAAATCGGTAATTTTGGAAAATGTTGGTTGTTTTAGATTTCTAGAAGTCTAAATGGGGTAAAAATCAAGAAAGGAGTAGAAGGGAGTGACTCCCTCATTTTCACCTGTTTTTGCCCCAAATGGCCTGTTTTCAGTGTTTTTCAAATGCCATGAAAGTGTGGTCAAGATTGGGTGTGAGCGAGTCGGAAAAATTCCCGCTGATCAATTTCTCGCTAGACCTTGAACCACAAGGGGTTAGAGGCATTTAAGGTACTTCCCCAAGGGTGGATTCTTCACGGGCCCCAGACTCGCCGTTTCCGCCTCGTTTTAGAAAGGAGTTTCTTCTCCCTTCTATCGAGGGGGTAAAGAAAGGAGTGAACCATAACGAAGAGAGTTGAAAGAGTGTCGCTATGGCAGAAGTAAACCGAAACGAATTTGCTCAAATAATGGGTTATTCCCCTAAGTGGGTTGGCGACCTTATCAAGGAAGGATTGCCTCACAATGGTGGTGGCGGAAAAGGTAAGCCATTGGTCATTGAATCCGAGAAAGCGATTCAGTGGATCATCGATCGTGAAGTACAAAAGCAAATAGGGCAGTTTGAAAAGGAACGCACAGCCCCAAAAGTTGGTACCAAAGATGGTGAAGACTTATTGCTGACTGCCGCCAAGCGCCGCAAGGCAGAGGTGGAAGCTAAGAAGGCCGAAGAAGCCGTAATGGACTTGGGTGAGATCGCTCAATTCCTATACATGGTTGGTAACTTATTTGGCAATGAGCTGGACGGCATAGGTGCCCGCACAGCGTTAGAGGTATCGTCAGAACATGAACCCGCCAAGTGCAAAAACATCATCGACCGAGAAAGTCGACGTATTCGCTCTGCCACCGCCGACCGCCTCAGTGCGTTCGTTGCTGAGTATCTTGCAAAACGTAGCAGACATGGTGAGAGCGAAACCGCTGAGGAATGCTGCGCAGTGGGCGACTGAAAATCGCATCATGCCACCGGGCTCTCCAATACCGGGACCCTTTGATACCACTTCCACGCCATACATGATTCCAGTCTGTGTGGCATTTGCAGACCCGACTTATTCCAAAATCACTTTTGTGATGGGTACGCAAATGGGTAAGTCAGCCACCATGCAAAACGTGATTGGCTGGCGATTGGATGACTTACCCGCTCCGATTATTTATGTGGGGCCGACAGAGTCAAACATTAACAACGTGGTCGAACCTAAGATCATGGAGATGTTTCGAGAGTGTCAGAGTCTTTGGATTAAGTACGACGACAAAAGCCCGAAACATAAAAAGCGAATTGGTGGTGTTTCACTGCGTTTCGCTTGGGCAGGTTCAGCGACCGAGCTGGCTTCTGACTCTGCTGTGATCACTTTAGTCGATGAACTTGACCGCCCAGACGCCAACGCAACGGGTGAAGGTTCGTTGTCTGAAATCGCTGAAGCTCGGGGCGATGCGTATATCGATTCCAAACTAGGGCTGACCAGTACGCCTACGCATGGCAAAGCCAGCACTTTTGTCCATCCTGATACGGGAATGACGCATTGGGCTGTGGCTCCCAAGGGCAAAGTCTCAAGCCCCATTTGGCTAGAATGGGAACAAGGTACCCGCCACGAATGGGCGGTGCCCTGTCCAGACCCAGATTGCGGTGAATACTTTATCCCGCGGAGTGAATTGCTTTGGTGGCCGGGCAAAGGAACCGACAAAGAGTGTTCGCCTGCAGCGGCCTCTCGTGATGCCAGACTGATTTGCCCTCACTGTGGTGGTCAAATTGAAGATAAGCACCGCAAATTAATGAATGCACAGGGCGTTGCGATCGCCCCCGGTCAATATGCCAAACGGCATGATGATCATTCAGTGCTGATCACCCAAGGAGACGACTCGGCTGTTGTGCCGTTTCATTCCATGCTGCACCCACTGGAAGATAACAACCATTTCAGTATTTGGGTGAGCGGCCTGTGTTCATTCTCAGGCAAAAAGAGTTACGGCTATCTGGCGCGTAAACTTCTGCAAGCACAACGCAGTGGCGATCCAAACCAACTTCTTTCGGTTTATAACACGGGCTTTGGAGAAATCTTCGCCGTTGTCGGTGAGGCACCGGATTGGGAAGAGGTGTATGCACTGCGTTCAAGCTATCAGTCAGGTCAAGTTCCTGATGGTGTAGAAGTGTTGATCTGTACCGTTGACGTTCAGAAAAACCGCTTGGTCTATGTCATACGCGGTTGGATGCCGGGCATGAGCTCGCGCCTTATCGAATTTGGCGAGCTGTGGGGTGATACCGACAAACCAGAAGTTTGGCAAGAATTAGATGAACTGGTTGCCCAAGAGTGGGACGGGCATACCATCAAGTTAACCGGAGTTGATGCTGGCTACCGTACGGAAGAGGTTTACGCTTGGGTTCGCCGCCATCGTTCCCGCGCTCGTGCATTAATGGGTTTTCAAAAACTGCCTAAGCCATTTCGCATGATGAAAGTCGAGGTGGATAAGCAGGGTAAAACCAGAAAGCGCGGCGATAAACGTTGGGATATAGATTCCAGTCTTGCCAAATCATGGGTTCATAACCGAGTGCGCTGGAAAAGAGGTGCGGTCGGTGATTGGCTATTACCTGCTGATGTAACGGAAGACTACTGCAAGCAGATTGTTGCAGAAGAGTTTGATGAAGAGTCAGGCACTTGGAACCGAGTCAGCAAGGATAACCACTTTCTCGACTGTGAGGGCATGAATTACATGAGTGCACGAATGCTTCGGTTAGACCGGAAGAAAATCAAATCTGACGATGAGGAAGAGGCAGAGATAGAGATAGAGACTGCAGTGACTGATCCGTCAGAAGAAGATGAGTTTGAAGAGGAAGAGCAACAAGAAGCTCCTGTTCGGCTCAAACGAAAAACCAAAAAGCGCCTGCTGACGCGGCGTAAAAAAGGAAACTTCGCAACATCATGGTAATCCCGACAACCTTTATTTCAGGTCTGTCGGTTAGCTTTCCCGTTTCATTCTCCCAATATCCCGCCTCAGAGTGGGATGCCACCTTGTATCTACGCTCAGCCAATCATGCGGCAGACATCATTGCTCAGAAGCAAGAGAATTCATTTCTCTTTGCTGCTGATGGGATGACTACTGCCGAGTGGTTGCCCGGCGAATACACAGCGGTGATCCGAGTGACGAAAGGGCAGGACGTATATCAGCCGTACTCAGAGCGAGTGACGGTGCTCCCCGATCTCGTTCAGCTCGACACGCACGATCCGCGCAGTGATGCCGAAAAAGCCTTACAAGCCATACGCAATACTTTAGCGAATCGAGCAACGGCCGATCAGCTCAAGTTATCGTTTGGTGGGCGAAGCTTAGAGAAAACGCCAATCAGTGATTTGCTGAAACTTGAGCGGCGGTTTGCGGTGATGGTGGCAAAAGAGAAACGGGCTAAGTCTGGCCGAGGCCTCCTTAAAATCACCAAAGTGAGGATGCGCTAATGTGGAATCCTTTCCGTTCAGCACCAGTACAACCCGCCGTGAAACGCAAAGCTCGAACGGCTCCGGTGTTTAAAGTCAGTACATCACGCAGCCTATTCTCAGCCGCAGACCCTGACCGCAGCAACAGCGGTTGGACAACTCACCCCGTGCCAATTGGCAAAATGATTGACCAAAAGTTGGTGACTTTGGTTGCACGCTCTCGCGAGCAAATCAGCAATAACGATTATGCCCGCGGGTTTGTGCGCGAAGTACGTAAAAACGTTTTGGGTCACAAAGGGATTGTGCTGCAGGTTCGCGGGAAAGAGCCCGATGGAACGTTAGACACTTATGGCAATGCGGCGGTAGAGCGCGCATTTAAGAAGTGGTCACGCCGTGAGAGCTGCACGGTTGACGGTCGTCTGGATTGGCGGCGCGCTAAGCGAGTCATTCTCAATACGGTCGTAGGGTCGGGTGAAATTTTCATCCGCATTGTAGAGGGTGAGGCGGCGGGGCCATGGGGATTTGCTCTGCAGTTGCTTGATCCCATGCGTGTGCCGGTTCAACTCAACGAGATGCGTTTGGCCAATGGCAATATCATTCGCCAAGGTATTGAAATGACACCTTACGGTCGGACAGTCTCCTATTTGGTGGAAACCAAAGCGGGGGTATTGGCTGAGCCATTCCGGCATAGTGGCAAAGAGTTTGAGCGTGTTCCTGCGGAAAACATGATTCATGTATTTGATCAGGAGCATCCAGAGCAGTACCGCGGCATTCCTTGGAATCACACCTCTTTAAGCCGCATGAAAAACCTTGCAGGGTTTGAAGAGGCCTCAGTCATTAATGCCAGAGCAGGCGCAAGCAACGTGGTAATGCTGAAGCCTGATCCTGATGTGTTCGAGAGCGATGACGATGAGGTTGAAGAGCCAGATATCGAACTGGAACCTAACTCAGTCATTACGTTGCCACTTGGCTATGAGCCTGTCGATTACAAACCTGAATTTCCATCTATTGAAACCGCCACCTTCTCAAAGCACATGTTGAGAGGCATGGCAACGGGGCAAGGGCTCTCTTACAACACCTTTAGCAATGATCTTGAAGGGGTCAACTTTTCATCGATTCGCCAAGGCAAACAAGATGAGCGAGATGGTTGGAAAGACTTGCAGGAGTGGTTCATTGAAGCGGTATGTCACCCGATCTATGAGCGTTGGCTCGAATACTCGCTGCTAGCTGGAAGAATCCTCAACACGAACGGCAACCCCATTCCTGCTTCACGGCTCAATAAGTTCTTGGAAGTTGAATGGCAGGCTCGACGTTGGGATTGGGTAGATCCACTAAAAGACGAAAAAGCCATTACTGAAGCTCAGACAAATGGCCGGAAGTCTCTCAGCGAGTCAATCCGTGAATCAGGCCGCGATCCGATGGACGTTTGGGAGGCCTATGCCAACGACATCAAAACGATGGAGAAGCTAGGCATCCCCAAAGAAATGATCATGCAAATTCTTGGAATTAAGCAGGCGCAACCCACTCCTGCAGGAGAAAGTAACAATGGGCAAGAAGACGACACCGAGCAAGACCCTGACAGCGAGTGATGCCATTCGACAGCAGAAAGGGCAACCGCTTTACCGCGATTACAGTGTTGATTCGATTAACGAAGAAGAGCGCACCGCCGAACTCACGTTCTCAAGTGAATATCCGGTGGAGCGTTGGTTTGGTTTTGAAATCCTAGACCATTCTCCCGGCGCGGTACGTATGCAGCGCTTTGAGGCGGGAGCCTCCTCGCTCGTGAATCACGATTGGGATGATCTCGTCGGCGTTATCGAATCGGCTCGAATCGAAAGCAAAAAGGGCAAAGCGGTCGTGCGTTTCGGGACTAGCCCGAGAGCAGAAGAGATTTGGCAGGACGTTAAAAACCGAATCCGAAAACATGTCTCCATCGGTTACATCGTGCATGAAATGGTGCTCGAAAAAGATGAAGACGGAACGCGCACTTATCGCGTCACTGACTGGGAGCCATTCGAGCAATCCTTTGTCACCGTACCAGCTGATCCTACCGTTGGCGTAGGCCGCAGTCTGGATAACCAAAAAACCTTAAACCAACTGCGTGATATGGGGATCATCATCCCAACTGGCGCAGCAGATAACCACCCTGAAATTGAAATCCGGAGCGAATCCACTATGAAAACCAAAACCCTGCGTGATGCCAGTGGCCGTTTAGTACGTGCAAAAGTTGATGAGAACGACGTAATTGTAGAAATTATTGAAGTTCTCGAAGAATCCAACGGTGAACGCCAAGCGGGTATCGAAGCAGAGCAAAACCGTGTGCGCGATATTCTTGATCTGTTTGAGCAGTATGGAAGCCGTGGTGTAGACCCAAATCAGTTCATTCGTGATAAATCCAAAACCGCGTCAGATTATCAACGTGCGTTATTGGATGCAGCAGCGAACCCGCAAGGCAATAAAGGCGGCAAACGTAACGCTACGCCAACCGCAGCGGATAGCCCAGACATCGGTCTTTCAGACTCAGAGATCCGCAATTACTCCTTCTTGAATGTATTGCGCTATCTCTCCAACCCTACCAATGAAAAATACCGTCAAGCTGCAGCATTTGAATTGGAAGCCTCGGCAGCGGCAGAATGTAAGCTACAGCGTGAAGCGCAAGGCATCATCGTTCCCAATGATGTACTTCGCTCTGCAGCTCCGATTGCCAAATCGGGCTCTGGTGCAAACTTGATTGCCACGGAACACCTTGCTGGCAGTTTCATTGACATGCTCTACAACAAGTCGTCAGTGATGCAGTATGCCACCACATTGACCGGGTTAGTGGGCGATCTCTCTATCCCAACGCAAGAAGGCGGTGCAACAGGTTACTGGCTGGGTGAAGATGCGGATGCGACCCTGTCAGAAATCACCTTCGGTGAGCGTACTCTGCAAAACCGCACATGTGCGGCACTGGTCGAAATGACCCGTAAGATGATCATGCAATCGTCTAATGATGTGGAAATGCTCGCGCGTGGTGATATTGCGAAAGCACTGGCACTCACCATTGATAAAGCCGCGCTGTATGGCATAGGTGGCGATCAGCCGCTGGGTCTTGCGGGTATTACAGGTGTGAATCCAGTGAATCTGGCTGGCACACATCCGACCTATCAAGAGTTTATCGAAATGGAAACCAGCATCGCGGCAGATAACGCCGATGTGGGTTCGATGCTTTACATGATGAACGCGGTAGGGCGCGGTCACTGTAAGTCAACTCAGAAGTTCGCTAACACTAACGGCTCGCCGATCTGGGAAGCGGGTAACACGGTGAACGGCTACGGCACTCACATTTCAAACCAAATCAATAATGGTGATTACTGGTTTGGCGTTTGGTCTGAATTGTTGATTGGTTTGTGGGGTGGTTTGGATCTGACCGTTGACCCATACACGCACAGCAGCAAAGGCCGCTTACGTATTGTTGCCTTCCAAGATGCTGATGTCGCAGTACGTCACCCGCAATCATTCTGCTTAGGTCGTAAAGCAGCCTAATCAGAGCCTATCAAATCGCCGCCTTCGGGCGGCTTTTTAGTGGAATAAAGCAATGAAAGACGAACTCAAAATCAAAACCACCGCCCCTGTTCGTTGTGGTGGCAAATCTCTCAAGCTCGATACCGAGTTAGTCGTCGGTCAGGATCTCAAACTGTCAGAGGCTCGCTCTCTCGTCTCACGCGGCAAGGCTTCTTGGGTATCTGATGAAGATGAGAAGAAAGGTAAAAAAACCAATACGCCACCGAAGTCTGATAAAGACGAAGGTGGACAGGGCGCAGTGAATGAGTAACTGGGCTAATGCGGTGGCGGAAATGGATTCCGCCCTGTTTGGTGAGTTTTCTGAGCCAGTCGTTCTTCATTTGGATAATGGTGATGTCTCTGTCACTGGGTTATTCGATAACCCGGCCAATGTAAGCACGGTAAAAGGTGGTGGGTGGATCGCCACCTCAGAGCCTGAGTTATATCTACGTGATAATGATGCGAAGGGTCTAAAAATTCGCCAGAAACTCACAGTGGCGGGTCAGCTCTGGGTTGTGGTTAAGCCTCCGCAGCCAGATGGCACAGGAATGACCAAACTAATTTTGGGGCTTCATAATGGCCAACAACCCTCAAAACCTTCTATTTCATATTGATGTTGATGAACTTAAAGCTATTCAACAACAACTTGGTGCGACAGAGGCTCAATTAATAGCCTCTTACAATCGAGCTCTCAGCCGAACAGCAGTCACAATTCGCGCATTAACCAACAGGTTGATACGTGATCACATGCAAGTCAAAAGCATGAAAACGATTAGAAAGCGTATCCAACAGTTCCGGTTACGCAGCCCATCTAAACAACGTGATCTTGATGAGCTACGGCTGTGGTTTGGTTTAAATGATGTTCCTGTTGGTTATTTACGTGGTCGTATTGTTGGTGGTCAATCAAGCGGAGCTACCTTTCAACCGAGAGGTAAATTAGCAAAACAGCATTACGATCGTGGGTTTGTAGCGCAACGCTATGGCCGAAAATCAATTTTTACTCGGGTTTCAGAGGGTAAGTTCCCCATAAAAGAAGCGAGAGTTCCTGTTGCTGAATCTCTCCAAGTGACTATTGAAGATGAGATCTTCGATCTGATACCGGAAATATTTCTCAAACACTTTCAAACAGACCTCAAAGGCCGGGTAAAAATGGGGCTGAATAGGAAAAATTGGCATGACTGATGGCATACATTTAACCGAATACCATGAACGAGTCAGGCAGTGGCTGGTGGATAAATTTTCTTGGCTGAAGTTGGTTGAGTCCTATCCTGAATTAACCACTCCCCTTAATGTTCCTTGTGCCTTTTTCTCTGTTTTAGGATGGGAAAAGGACGATTACCAAACGCAGAGCAGTGCTCTGACGGTCAACCTTAGCTGTGAAATTATCGCAGTGCTTGGATTGGAAGATGAAAAGCATCAGATAGAAGTTCGCAATGCAGCGATGGCGATCAGTATCGCAGTTGAAGGTGCGCAATTTGGGCTGCCTGTTTCTCCTGCTGTATTCATCAGCGCGGAGCCGGACGCTTTTGACCCGGATCTTGATGCTTACGCGGCGTGGTCGATTCGCTTTAATCAAATCATTAACGTCGGTAATGACTTCTTCGCGCCAGAGGGAGAAACGCCAAGCGGCGTCAACGTTGGTTATTCGCCGGATATTGGCGCGGATAACGAAGATAAGTACGAGAGCCTGATCCCATGAGTGACATTGATTACATAGTGCGAGATCTGCAGCAGCGTATGGCGAACATGATACGCCGCGGACGTGTACACAGTGTTGATTTCTCTCTAGAGCCGCCAAGGGTGCGCGTTGAGTACGAGCCCAATGTCCAGACCGATTGGTTACCGTTTATTTCTGGTCGGGCTTCACAAGAAAAGACCGAGTGGGAGCCGCTAGCTATTGGTGAGCAAGTGATCATTTTCTCTGAAGGCGGTTCACTTTCTTGCGGCATTGTTGTTCCCGCTTTGCATGACAGCAAAAACAGCGTACCAAGCCGATCGCCTGATGAGCACATCACACGCTATCAAGATGGCACCACGATGATTTACAACCGCGCCAGCCATAACTTGACCATCACCATCGGCAGTGGTGGTAACGCCGAGCTGACGTGCAAAACATTCCGCATCAATGCGGACATTGAGCACATTGGCAACCAGACAACCTCAGGCAATCTTGAGGTTAAGCAGGATGTCAAAGTGCAACAAAACCTCACCGTGACTCAGGCGATAAAAGGGCAAAGCGTATCGGACGAGAAACGCACCATGTCTGAAGATCGTGAAATCTTCAATACTCACGACCACGACCACGGCGACCCGAAAACCAGTCAACCAAATCAGCAGATGTAACATGAAAAAAGGCATGAACGCGCAAACGGGCAAGCCGCTCGAAGGTATCGAACATTTAAAGCAGTCAGTGCGTGACATCTTAACCACGCCTATCGGCTCTCGGGTGATGCGCCGCGATTATGGCAGTCGGCTGTTTGAGTTGATTGATAACCCAACCAATCCCGAGACGGTGGCAGAGATCATTGCGGCCAGTGCAGAAGCTTTAAAAAAATGGGAGAAGCGCATCAGTGTGACGCGCATTCTGGTGACCTCGCGCCAAGCGGGCAAAATTTCGCTCACGATTGAGGGCAAATATAAACCCGATGGCAAAGCCATCACGTTAGAAGGAATTGAAGTGACATGAGTACAATCAATCTTGCCGATCTTCCTCAGCCTAGCGTGATGGAAGCGTTGGATTTTGAGCAAATCCTTGCGGACAAAAAAGCCAAGCTGCAAAAACTGCAGCCGGAGTGGAGCGCTGATACAGAATCCGATCCGTCGATAAAAAATTTGGAGGTGAGCGCATACTCGGATTTGACTATGCGTCAACGCATCAATGAATCTGCTCTTGCATGCATGTTGCCGTGGTCAAAGGGAACGGATTTAGAGGGCCTTGCTGCATTCTTTAATCTAAAACGTGAAACGATCACTCCCGAAGATAAGACTACGACACCGCCGACTGCCGCGGTGATGGAGTCGGACGAGTCCTTACGCCGCCGATGCCTGCTCGCATGGTCAGGCATTTCGACGGCAGGACCAAGAAAGTCCTACATTTTTCATGCGCTTTCGGCATCGGCCTTGGTGAAAGATGCCAACGCCTACCGAATCAAAGGGGGTGAAATTGCGGTTGTAGTGCTTAGCCATCAAGGCAATGGTGTAGCAGATGCCACTTTAATCGCAGTGGTTGATGAGCATATCAACCAAGAAGAAGTGCGCCCACTGTGCTGCGATGGAACGGTCTCTTCTGCGATGATCTACAACTACCAAATCAACGCGATACTGGATATTGAGAACACTGCGGCCAAAGAGAGCATTCTGGCTAAAGCTCTGTTCAATGTGCAGCAGTACACCGCTAAACAGCATCGGATTCAAGCGCTAGTCAGCGAATCTGCCATCAAAGCCGCCCTGCACATCGAAGGGGTACGCGATGTCGATTTGCAAGGCTTTACAAGCTATCAAGCGGATAGACATACCGCCCCCTGGTGCAGCCAAGTTCAAATCACAGCCAAGGAGGAATAATGACTCATTCATTATTGCCACCGAACGCGAGTGCGTTTGAGCGATCGCTCGAAGCGGTAACAACTGAGTCTCTCCCTACGCCGCATCGCTTACTCTGGAATCCCGATGAGTGTCCAGAGAATTGGATGTATATCCTTGCTTTAACGCTGGATGTGGATGTGTGGGACGAGCGTTGGTCAAAAGAGTCCAAAGTGGCCACGTTGAAAGATGCTTACAACGTACATCGGCTGCGTGGGACGCCTTCAAGCATTCGTCGCATTCTGCGCAACGCTGGCTATGAAGAAATTACCATTTCAGAAGGGCTAAATATTCGCCGCCGAGACGGCACATTTACTCGCAATGCACACCAGTTCCGAGGGTGGGATGAAGCATGGGCGATGTACCGGATTTATTTAAAACGCGCCATCAGCAATTGGCAGTCCAAGCAAGTTCGACGGCTACTGGAGGACACTGCACCACTGCATTGTGAGTTGATGGGCATCCATTACAAAGAAGCGCTGTTTTTACACAATGGTGAAATTCGGCGCGATGGCACTTATAACCGAGGCACAGCTTAATATGGCAAATTTAAACGAAGAGCCAGTATGGGAAGAGGGAATTTACCAGTTTGAAACCACTGACCCTGTGGAAGGTGGCCCCGAAGGTATCGACAACAAACCCACACGGCAACTGGCCAATCGCACGGCTTATCTCAAGCAAGAACAAGCTAAACTCAAAGATAAGTTTGATGTAGAAAAAACACCTAATCCTTTGCCGCAGTATCCATTAGCCTCAGAAGCACAGTTCCTTCCGTACAACCCTGTTCGAATCTATTCCGCAGGGGAGGTGTGTTACACAAAAGATGCTGAAAGCGGTGAGCTAAGCTACTGGCAATGGTACTCCAATGTCGAATCTCTTGCGGGGAAAACCCCGCTTGATACTGCTAATCGTCATATAGGCTGGCAGGACAACACAAAGCCATTTTATTGGATACCCTATACAGGTGATCAGGTAGGTATGCCATTTTACTGGCTGGATACTTCTGCCCCAGAATGGGCGGTGATGGAAATCAATGTAAACCTACCAATAGCTGTGTATTGGCGTCTTGCTCGTCGTTATCCTCAGCTAGTTAGGGACGATTATATTAATACAGGAGAGATTCGAGGCGAGTTCTTGCGTGTTCTTGACCAAGGGCGTGGCGTGGATGCTGGCCGCTCTATTCAATCTTATCAGGATGATGAGCTAGAAAGGCACACTCATACATTCTCGGCACCATTTTCTATCACAGCAAATACTGGCTCAACAGGTATTATCATATCAGCCTCTCATGTTCCTAACTGGAACACAACATATACAGGTGGAAATGAAACTCGTCCACGAAACATTGCTCGCTCTATGGCCATTGTAATTTAAGGAATTAAAATGAAAGACCAAAACCAGTATTGGCCTATAGATTGTCAAACGAAAGAGATTCAACAAGCTGTTTTAGCTGAATATCGCGGCGGCATGTATCACATACCCAAAGGGGCTTTAATAGTTGAGCCGCTACCACCCAAAAATGGCTTTGCTGTTGTTGCACTTGATGATTTGAGTGGAACTGAATACATCGAAGACCATCGCGGTACAGTGATTTATGACACAGCAGATTGCACAGTATCCGAAACGGTCAATGAATTAGGCCCCATCAAAGAGGGTTTTACGGATAAAAAGCCGAAAACGCGCTGGGATAAATGGATTGGCGGCGATTGGGTGACTGACCTCAGTGCCCAATACATAGATGAGTTCGATGCTATCGACAACATTCGCCGCTCGTTATATGTGCAAGTTGTCGACCCACTGATTGCTGAAGCTGTCGTGAAACGTTTGAAAGGTAACGAAGCAGAAGCCATTGAACTTGAGAAGCAAGGTTTAGCAGCCCGCGAGAAAATCCAGCTTGATCACCCTTGGCCAGTGAATCCTGAAGCCTAAAACCCGTCACTGAACGGGTTTTTTAATACCCCAAATCCAACCCAGCCCCGCGCTGGGTTTTTTATTACCCGACGAACAGGAATTAGCCATGACGCAATTTCTCCATGGTGCGGAAGTCATCGAAATTGATGACGGATCGCGCCCCATTCAAACCGTCAAGTCCGCTGTGATCGGCTTGGTCGGTACCGCTCCGTTATCAGCGGCTGCCACCTCGGCAGCACTGACTATCGGTACCGCTATTTTAAACGATGGACTAAAGCTCACTGCAGTCAAAACAGGCACTGAGGGCAATGCGATTAGCGTTGAGGTGTTAGCACCAACAGCTGCTAGTTCAGAGCTTGCAGTGACCGTCACCAATAACAAAATCAGTATTCAGCTGGCCAGTGATGAAAGCGGTGCATTGACGACCACTGCCGCCGAGCTTGTCACCGCTTTGATGGCAGACCCAGCCGCAAAAGCGCTGGTCACTGCTGTCGCATTGGGCGATGGTTCGGGGGATGTTGCTCCCGTTAGCCGTGCTTACTTAAGTGGTGGTGAGAATGAGCCTTTCCCACTGAAAAAGCCTGTGGCGGTGGCAGGTAGTCGTAAGTTGATCGAGAAGCTTGGCAAAGAAGGCACATTACCTGCTGCATTCGACGACATCTTTGATCAAACGGGCGCGCTGGTGATTGTCGTTCGTGCTGAAAAAGGTCAAACCGAAGAGCAGACGCAAGGCAATGTCATTGAAGCAATGCAGGCGTTCCTTGATAGCCAAACCGAAACAGGCTACACACCACGCATTCTGGTTGCTCCAGAGTTTAGCCAGTTCGATGCTGTGGCATCTGAGCTTGAAGCGAAAGCAAAACGTCTTCGTGCTATCGCATATCTCGATTGTGACCGCACTGCCAGCTATACAGATGCAATTAAACGGGCGCGACAGTTTGGTGAGCGCGTTGAAATTACGTGGCCATGGGTGCGCGTATTCGACACCGAGCTTGCCAAAGAGATTGACCGACCTTACTCCGCTCGCGCTGCTGGCCTGCGCGCTCGCATCGATGCCGAGAAAGGTTTCTGGTGGTCGAAGTCAAACCAAAAAATCTACGGCATTGTGGGTACCTCACAGCCTGTGGATTGGGCGTTGGGAGACCCTAATACCACGGCCAACATGCTGAACGAAAACAAAGTCAGCACCATTATCCGTGAAGGTGGTTTCCGCCATTGGGGTAACCGCACCTGCAGCACGGATCCTAAATGGACATTCGAGCAAACGCGCCGAACCGCAGACATGATTAACGACAGCGTACAGCGCTCTCACTTATGGGCGGTTGACCGCAATATCACCAAAACCTATGTGGACGATGTGATCAGCGGTGTGAATGCCTACCTGCGTGAGCTTAAAGCGCTAGGTGCAATCCTCGGTGGTGAATGTTGGGCGGATAAAGAGCTCAACACGCCAGCCACGATTCAAAAGGGCATTGTCTATTTTGACTTTGATTTCTGCCCTCCTTACCCGGCTGAGCACATCGTGTTCCGCTCTCGTTTGAATAATGATTATCTTGAAGAGGTATTTAGCTAATGGCGGGAGATAACCTATTAAGCCGCTGGTCGATTTGGGTGGATGGGATTGGCAAGGCTGGTAACTGTAAAGACTACACCCCACCCGTACTCGAAGTGATCACCGAAGATTTTCAAGCCGGTGATATGGATGCACCGGTTCCCGTCGACGTTGGTATGGGAGCGATGGAAACCAACTTCTCTATGTTCGGTGTTGATGTAACGATTTTGCCATTGCTTGGGCTTCGTCAAGGCGCGCGCACGGCCGTGTCTGTGCGTTCGACTTATCGTGATCTGCGCGGTAACTCTTACGACCTCGTGGAAGAGCTGGGCGGCATGATCACCAAGATTGAACGTGATACGCAGGATACGAAATCGCAAGTGGATAAAGCGATGAAGGTTTCCATGAAGCTGGACTACTACAAAGTGGTTCGCTCAGGTGTGGTGTTGATTGAAATCGACCCAGTCAACCATGTTCGTAAACTGGGCGGTGTGGATGTGCTCGAAGGCATCCGCGCTGTTTTGCAACTCTCTTAATTTTCTCGTTATCAAGGCCGCACACGCGGCCTTTTTTTATAGGACACAATTCATGACTCAAGCACAAGTTTTACCAGTGTTAACCAAAACCATTCAACTGACGGTTCCTGCTTTCCACGAAGGGAAAGAATACACGGAGCTGACCATTCGCCGCCCGAAAGTTCGCGATCGCCTCATTGCCGATAAGCAATGCCAAGAAGAACCAGATAAGGAAGTGCGCCTATTTGCCTTGCTGTGCGGAGTGGCCGATGAAGTCATTCAGGATTTGGACATGGATGATTATGAGGAGGTCCAAAAGGCAGTCGTGGGTTTTCGGAAGAAAACCTCGGAAGAGCTGAAACCCAAAGAGGAATAATTGTGCTGGCTAGCCATACAGGCTGGCCACTTTCCGAAATTTTGGATATTCCGATGCGTGATTTTATCGAATTCATTGAGCTCCTGCCGAAAAAGGATGAAGCATGAATCAAAACTTGAAAACAGTGGTGACGCTTGGCGGCACGGTTGATAGCAGCTTTGGCAAAATCGGCAGTGTGTTCAATTCTTCGATGGGCAAAGCCACCAAAACGGTGAAGGAGCTCGAGCGCGAGCAAGGCAAACTCACCAAGCAAATCAAGACAGCGAAGCTGGCAGGTGCAGATGTCGGCTTGCTGACTCGCCGTTATCAGCAGTTGAGCACCGAGCTTGGCAAGGCCACTGAAAAAGCCGAAGCCTTTGAAGAAGCCGCGGGAATCGGCCAACGCTTGCGCGGAATTGCGGTTGCAGGCGGTGTCGCGATTGGCAGCATTTGGGCAACAGGCAGCGCCTTGGCGGGGTTAGTCACTATGACTAACCAGCAGACCGCCGAAATGGTCGGGCTTGCACAGTCCTATGATATGAGCATTGATCGTTTCAAAGCGTGGAGTGCGATCGCTAAATCAGCAGGACTGAATGGAGAGAACATTGGTGATTTGATTGAAGAGCTGAGCAATAAGTTTGGCGAGTTCAAAGTGCTCGGGGAGCAATCGGCGGTCGCGGATGTGTTTGGGGCGCTCGGTATTGACCAAGCCATGCTTGATGGGATGGCAGCTGCAGATCAATTCGAGTTCATCATGAAGCGACTCGAAGGGGTAGGTGATAAACAACAGGCTGCTTCGCTTGCCGATATGCTGTTTGGTGGCGAGGGCAATAAGGTTGTTACTTACATCCGAAATACGGGGCAGAGCATCAATGATCTACTTCGTGAGCAGCGACAATTCAACTTACTCACTGAAGATGGCGCCAAAGGTGCGAAACGTTATGGCGACTCGTTTAACAATCTAACCAATGTTTTCACAAGTGCTTGGCAAGAAATCTCCGGCATTCTGGGCGGCCAGTTCTCTGGTGAAATTGAAGCGCTGAGTGTCAAATTCAGCACCTTCGTGCGTGAAAACAAAACGCAGATTGTGGGCTTTATCGGCAGCTTGGTTGAAGGGGCCAAGGCGACCACGTTGGCGTTATGGAATACGGGTGTGGCGATTAACAGCGTCGCGCAAGCGCTAGGAGGATGGGAAACCATTGGAATAGCGGTTGCCTCGCTCATGACCGGAAAGCTGGTTGTCGGCCTCTTTGGGATGGTTTCCGCAGGGGTTCAGGCAGTTAAGACCATCACAAGCATTAAAGGCGTGATGATTGGGTTAAACGCAGTCATGACGGCGAACCCGATTGGTGCGACCGTTGCGGCCGTGGCCGCATTAGTGTTCGCTGGCATTCAGCTTTACCGCAATTGGGATGCGGTAGTGAACTGGTTTAGTGAAAAGTTCAACTGGTTTAAAACCGAGTTCCCCGCCACCTTCGGTCTGCTCAAAACCCTTTTTGATTACTCGCCGCTTGGCATGATCATCAACAACTGGTCACCGATTGTGGATTTTTTCAAAAATCTATGGGGCAACGTGATCGGCATCGTTGATAGCAGTATCGCCAAAATCACCCGCGCATGGGAAACCGTCACCGGCTTTATGGACTCCATGAAGTTTTGGGATGAAGGGAATGGAGATAAGGTTCAGCCTTATCAATCTGCTACCTATAACACGCCTTCGCGTGGTGTCGAGGCGATAAATAATACCTATCCGGCCTCGCGAGGCACCACCGTCCATCAAACCGTGGGTGAAATCAAAGTGTATGCAGCTGCAGGTCAGTCCCCTGCTGAAGTGGCAAAAGCCGTACATACGCAACTCGGAGGCCACCGTTCTGGATACCTCTACGACTTACCGGAGGCTTACTAATGGCATCAGTCATGTTGAGTTTAGGCGGTTTCAAGTTCCATATTGACGCCGCCTCTTATAACCAGTTGGTCAGAACATGGCAATGGCGTTGGCAATCTCAAACGCGGATTGATCAAGCAGACTCATTACATTATACCGGAAAGGCGCCTGTAAAAATCAGTTTGAGTGGGCATATCTCGACCACGCGAGGCGAGGTGGGCATACATCAAATTGAAAAGCTGGCCGCAATGGGGGATGAGCGCAAGCCTCATCTTCTTGTAAGCGGTGAGGGTGATGTATTGGGTTACTGGTGTATGACCGACTTAAACGAAACCAATACAAAATTTGTGCGGGGCGGCTTGCCCCGTTATCAAACCTTTACGTTGGAGTTAGTGTTTTATGGCGACGACTTATAGAACCCGAGAAGGTGATGTGCTGGATAGAATTTGCTGGCGTCATTATGGGCGAGAGAATGCCGTGGTCGAAGTGATGAAAGCCAATCCCGGCCTTGCCGATTATGGCGCTGTGTTACCGAGCGGGCTGCAGATAGCCTTGCCTGACATTGCGCCAGAATCCAAACCAGAGGCTAACGCTTTATGGGATTAGAGTACCGTCCAGATTTTTCGATTGCCGCTGATGGTAACGACATTACTAAGCGTATCGCGCAAGGGCTTATCATACTCACGCTGACAGATAACTCGGACAACAGTGAATCAGATAGGCTTGCCATCAGCTTTACTTTGCCTTACGACACGCCGACCCCCAAAAAAGGTGCGGTGCTTCGCGTTGGGCTAGGTTTCAATGGCGAACTGGTTTCTAAAGGCCAGTTTGTGGTCGATGAAGTATCTTCCAGTGGGCCACCGAAAGTGGTGCAGATTGTGGCGAATGCGGCACCCATGAATAACCGAAAGCAACCGGGATCATTGCAAACTCAGAAAACGCGCAGCTGGCACCAATTGTCGTTGGGCGATATTGTGAAAACAGTGGCCAGTGAGCATGGGTTAACGCCCCGCGTAAGCTCTGGGCTAGAATCCACCCCAGTCAACCACGTTGACCAGACGAATGAAAGTGACATGGCTCTGCTCAATCGTCTGGCGCGGCGCTATGGTGCGGTGAGCAAGCCTGCCAATGGTTATTGGCTCCTGTTGAAAGAGGGTGAAGGCAAGACCGTGTCGGGCAAAAAGCTCGATGAAGTGACCATTTACCCTCATGATGTGAGTTTGTTCCAGTTTCGGTTTAACAGCCGCGAGAATGCGGGAACGACAATCGCCACTTATCATGATGTTGCCTCTGGCGACACCAAGCAGATCCAGCAAGGATACGGTGACCCGGTATTTCGGATTGCTTATAAGTTCCCGAACTATCAGGAAGCCGAACACGCCGTGCGTAACCGCCACAAGATGGTGAAGTCTGGATCGGATGTCATGGATATTACTATGCCCGCTCGGCCTGACTTGATGAGTGTTGTCGCGGAAGGTTATGTCAATGTGTCAGGCTTTGGTGATCAAGAGGATGGGAAATGGCGAGTCAAAACCGTTGAATGGCGACTCAGCGATGCGGGTTTACAGTTCCGCATGCAGGCGATAGGGGGAGCAGTTAGATTATGGTCGACATGAAAAGTGCCTTTTATTAGGCATAGAGCTTCCTTGGAATACAATGAGTCAATCACTACGTCAATGAGACCAACCATTGGGTGTTGAACTGAGTGAGATTGGTCTTACCACTCCGATTTTGTGAGACCAATCCCGACATTCGATTTTGCTAAGTACGTTCAGGTTAGGCTGTCCTGTTAATCTAGAGTTCTACCACCTTAAAGGTACGTCATTCTTAATAAATGTGAACCACATCATTTTTCTATAAATCCATTCTCTATGTGTCTGGATGCCTAATGTGTTTTTCTGTACTTATTAGGTATTAATTCCATGATTTTGAGGTGGTTTTATATGAGAATGGTTGAGTTTGAAAATGATGGAAGTCATGTCACTACAGAAGCATTTGAACAAAATCCAGAAAAGTACTTAGGCTTAATTTGTTGTTTAGATTGTAAGAAAAAAGCTTGGTACACAAAATCCTACATGTACAGGGACACCGTGCGTGTAGCTTGTTTCAATGCTCATCATATAGAAGGGTGTGAAAAAGCCACCTCTATTCTTGTAGCCGAAGATATGGAGAACGAGGAAAATGACAGCGATAGCGCGGCAATTAATGCTGATATTCTAGTTAACCTTGACCGCACGAAACATGACTCGTTAGAAGTATCAACACCTGCAGATAAACACGAAGGCGAAGACCACAATTGGAAGCCTTCTCCACAGCCTCAGGCATCTGGTAAAAAATCGGCAGATTTTCCTGATTCGAGATCACTGAGACAGATTTTGAGCTATCTGGTTAAAAACCCTAATTATGGTTCTGATAAGAGAATTAGAATAGTAGCGGATAACGGCCGAGAAATTCTAAACGGAATGCTCCATGAATACCTTACAGAGGTACCTAATATCCCTGAGGATTCTTTTCAACAAGAAAGACTTTTTTGGGGAGAAATAAACAATTACAAGGAAAAACCAGATGGAACTTTGTGGCTAAATTATGGCTCTTTCAGGGAACCTAGTATATTGCTTGATAAAGAGTTGAAAGAATCCGTTATGCGAGCATATCGATTGAAATCTTTAGAGAGATTTAAAGGCTCGCATTTCATAATGGTAGGGTGGGCTGGAACATCAAAAGCAGGGAAACCGGTACTTAAAATAGCACAACCTAAGTATATTAATTTCATTAATTACCGTGAAAGACCAACTAAAGAAATAGAAGAAAATGGTGTGCAATAACTATAAAGCTATCGAAAACGAAGCTGCTGTATAGATATACCCACTTTATAAGGGGGTAGCTATAAATTGAAGCATTACCCGATAAGTCCGGAAAGAGTCGCCATGTGATGCATTATGTTCAACTTTTTAGGTATTGCTCAATTGTTGGAATAGCTCACGAACTAATGATTCTAGACCTTTGTCCCTTAAAGTAGTGTTATCAACGGATGATTCACCGTTTGTAGACGTCACAAAATCAACTAGCTGGTGATCAGGGTTGCAAGTTAGGCAATTCGTTGCTCGATTTAGGCTAAAAATTGCCTAGCTAGGCAATTTTTAGTTGCATATAAGCCAAATTCTGGAAGCTACATATCAAATATCAATTGGGTATGTTTTTTGTACAGAAATGAGCCATCTCAATAAACAGTAGAAGTTTATCTATGGTAAAGGCAGTTATTGTCGGTGATATCGGCACCGATCATGATGGGTTTCCGCCAACAAAGATTACCAGTGGCTCGCCTAATGTTAAATTTGACTTTATGCCTGCAGCTAGAGTAGGGGATCCATTAGAACCTCATTCCAAACCTAAACATCCACCTCATGGGAGATCCATTTCGTCTGGGTCTTCAACCGTTATGATCAATGGAAAACCCGCAGCTATCACAGGTGGTAGTATTTCTTGTGGTGGTGTAACTATTGGCAGTTCATCAGTCAATATAGGCGATTCTCATACTCCTGCACCAAGTTCAATTTTGAGTAAAACACTGTATGACATCAACGTTAAGGTAAAAGATACCAATGGTTCCATATGCCCATTTATGGAGGTCTTGTGCTTGTTTGATGATGGTTCAGAGCTAGTGATGAAGACTGATGCTAATGGTGAACTAAAAGGTTTAGCTAAAGGCGATAAGATGAAAAAAGTATCAGTGAAGCCAAACAAAACAAAAAATTGGTTATTGAGGGATAGCTAATGACTGACACCGTATCATCAACTCCAGTAGCCGATACAACTCCATATGAGATATTTCTTTCAGGTAATGACGATTTTTTGATACCTGTAGTATTTCCTGACTACCTAATCTCAGTCGCAGATGAACAATCATTTGAGTTATGGGGTGTAAAAATAAAAACTCCTGCAGTGAAGGCCCCCTACCTTGGTCACGCTGGAGTTATTTTGATTAATGGTGAAACAGGTGTTACTCGCTATTATGAGTATGGCCGTTACAAGAACCCTAAATCGGATATCCCAGGAAATGTGAGGAAGGTTGGGGTATCAAATGTAACTATAAAAAGTGGTCTAATTACTGAAAGCTCGTTACTGAAGGTTCTTAAAGAAGTGTCCTTACGTTCTGGACAGGAGGGGAGAATTTCGGGAGTGGTATTAAGAGGAAAGTTTTTCTCTGAAGCAGATTCATGGTTAAGGGGAAAAATGGATCTTAATAATAGCCCTGATAAGATACCTTATGACTTGGATAGCCATAACTGCATGACATTCGTCATAGATTTAGCTGATGCAATGGGGTTAGATCCGGCTTGGAAACCTCCTGTTGTTGTGCCAAGCGCGTATATTGAACAGTTTCAGTTAAGTGAAATTGATTTAGATTATGACTATAAGACCAACAAATTAACGGTATCTGAGTGATATGAAAAAAATCATAAAGTGGTTTGCAATCTTACTGGTATCAACCTGTCTTGCCGTAGTGCTCTTGGCTACGTTTCTTTTTAAATTTGAATATTCGGTACCAAATGCTCAGATTATTGGACAAATGATTTGGTTCCCAGAGCCCACAGCAACGGGTCTCAGTATTGTAGAGAATAAACATCCTATCTATACGATTCGCATAACGTGTGGCTCTCCGGATAATATTTGCCATGAAGGCCTATTTGAGTACAAAGGGAACACACTAAGCAAAATTGAGATAAGAGATTTTGCTAGCTATTTAGGTGAAGAAATCACCTTAACGAATGGTGAAACCTTAGAACCTATGAATTGA